AAATTCGTGTACGCGTTCGGCTGGTCGAGCAGCGTCAGGACGGGATGAGCCTCGGTCACGACCTCGTAGTCGTCGCCGAACTCCGCGGCCTTCTGCATGACGAAGGGCGACGGACGGTCTTCGCGCTCGCCGGCGAATCGCGCAAAGGTCGCACGCGACGGACGCGCCGTCTGCCAGAGCTTGACGGCCGTTCCGCGGGAGCGCACATAGAGGCGCAGCGGCTGGCTCGCGACGGCCTGCGCGTTGAGGTGCGCGGCCGCGTAGATCCACGAGCGGTTCGCCATGACCGCGGCCTGATACGAGAACGGCTGGCGCACGGCATCGCCACCGCCGGAGACGATCCGCATCGAGGACTGGAGCCAGCGGTTGGCGTTGAGTGCTGCCTTGATTCGGCTCAGGATCATCAGATGACTTTCAGGAGGAGGGGCTTTCGCTGCCTTCGCGCGAGGACGGCAAGCGCAAGAGCGCAGACGCCGTCGTCGTGCCCGACCGTCGCCTCGTACGAGACGGCTCTCCCCGAGTATCGGAAGCCGAAGGCCTCTAGTTCGCTCCGCAACCAACCGTCAGGGAAGCGAATATCGCGAGTTTGGATCGCAAGTTGCAGGCCTTCCATCAGCTGTTGCTTGCTCTGCGAGGTGAACTTGAAGCCCTCGGCGCGACGGCAGACCTTGCGGAGATCCTCGACGATGGGATCGCCGACGCCCGTCGAGTCGATCTGCGCCGGCTTGTCGCCGATCATTCGCGCAAGGCGCTCGCGCGTGACGCTCCACGGGCCTTGCCATCGGTCGAGCCGACAGACGCGGCCCTCGCCGTCGAGGCCGACCGCGACCGTCCAGTCCTGCGACTTGGCGAGGTCGACGCCCCAGCATTCGACGGCCGTCTGCGGCATCGGCGCGATGCACTCCCGGATTGCGTCGAGGCCGAACGGGTTGCCGCCGTCCTCGGCTGGCACGCCCTCGAACTCCTGCGCGAATACCTCGGCCGGGAGCATCCGTCGCGCGGCCTCGATCTCGCTCGGGTCTAGGTGCGGATTCGACACGGATCCGATGCGGAACGCGCGCCACTCGCCCGTCGTGTCTCCCTCGGCCTCGAGATAGAGCCGATGGAAGTCGCCCGTCCCCTTGGGCGTGCCGAGGAACAGCGCGCGGCCCTTGCGGTCTGCGAGCGTCGCGCGCATCGACGCGCGCCATGCCTCGAGCAGACGCGGCGCGAAGCCGGCCTCGTCGATGACGATCCGATCGTACGAGCGGCCGCGGCCCGAGTCGATGTCCTCCAGCGTCCAAAAGTCGATGCTGCCGTTCGTCTTCAGCTCCATGCGCTTCTCGATGCGGTCGATGCGGCGCAGGACAGGCTTTAGCGCGCGCTCGAACTCGCGAACCGGATCGGCGAGGTACTTGTACGAAGGCGCGAACCAACCGACCTTTCGGCCTGACACCGCGTCGTCGATCGCTAGCTGGATGCCGAAGGTCGTCTTCCCCCAACGACGGCCGATCTCGAGCACGGAGAACCGCGCAAGCGCGGCGTGCACCTCACGCTGCGATGGATGCAGGACGGACGCGAGCGACGGCAGTCGGACGCGCAATCACGCCGACTCCGAGAGAGCGATCTTCGGCGCGATGCGCTCGATGGTGACGACCTCTTCGGTGATCTTCTGCTCCTGGCGGTCGCTTTGACCGAGGTACTGCTTGCCGAGCCAGATAAGCATCGTCACATTGCCTTCCGCTGCCTTCTTCGCCTGAAGTCTGCGGAGGCTCATGCGGAAGTTCTCGAGGCCGCTGCTCATCTGCTCCGCGAAGTGCTTCCGCAGCGTCGGCTTCGAGAGGCCGACGATGACCGCGATCTCGTCCTGCGTGCATCCGATTCCGGCGAGCTTCCGCACCTGCTCGGGATCGACATCGCGCGCCTTATACCGCGGCATCTTCTGCTCCGTTATTCTGAGAAAGCGCCGGGGTCGGAGTTGCACCGCCCCTTCCCGACTGGAAGTCGGTCGTGCCGCTTGCAGCACTTCCGGCGCGTTTTGGGTAAGGCCTTGCGAGCGGCGAAATCCTAGCACGGATTTCCTCGTCGAGCGGCATCAAATATTTGTGCTTGCCCTTCGTGATGATCTCAAACGCATTCGGATCGAGTCGACGCGCTCCCTCGAGCGAGTTCGATCCAGATGCCGCTCCAACGCTACGCGCGTGAGTCTTCCTGCCGTTGATCATCCAACCTTGTCGGCCTCCGACATTCGACGCTCCGCAATATGTCCAGTTCCCCGCTTGATAGATGCCGCCATGATGCGACTCGTCGAGGTCAGCAAAGGAAACGACGCAACGCAACTTCGGACAATGCCGCTTGAGAAGTCGGAGCGATATCGCAAGGATGCGACTAACGGAAGTCGTATGCGAACTCAATGCCACGCGAGTGAGTTCGCAGACTTCAGTCGGCTCGAGTCGGAGCTTCTGCTTTGCCCATACATACATCGGAGGAGACGCGCCGCAGCTGTAAAGCACGACGCCGATGAACTTTCCAGACTCCCAAACGCCTATCTTGACCATCTTCCCGCTCGGCATACATCGACTGTAGTGCCACCGCTCGACCGCAAACTTCGCGGCATCGAACGAGCACCAGTCGAGCTTGAGATCAGGGCGTGAACTCATGGTCGCACTTCGGGCATTGAACCTTCGACTTCTCGTCAAGCCTTCCCTGCTCATGCTCTGATGCTGGCGAGAAGTCTGGAACGGCGAGCGCCGAGATCTCGGCATCGTCGAAGCCCGTCGACTTTGCGATCTCCTCGTCCTCGATCTGCAAGGCCGCGAGCGTCTGCGCTAGCGCGTCGTTGTCCCACTCGGCGAGCTCCGCGGTTCGGTTGTCGGCGATCGCGTAGGCCGTTGCGTCGCTGCCCGTCAGGCTCGAGCGCACGATCGCGATCTCTTTCCAGCCGAGCGCCTTCGCGGCCGCGAGCGTGCCGTTGCCGGCGCGAACAACTCCGCTCAAGTCGACGACGATCGGCTTTTGCTGGCCGAAGCGCAGCAGGCTCGCCTTGATTGTCGCGAGGTTTCGCTCGGGGTGCTTCCGGACATTTGCGGGATCAAACGACAGCGACTCAATGGGAACGATCTCGGCCTTCATGCGACACCGATCTCCTCAAGCACCTTCGCGGCGCGCTCCATCGTGATCCCGCTCTCCTGGTGAATGAACCAGTCCTCGACCGAGCCGTATCCGGTCGCGCTGATCTCCGCTACGAGCAGGTAGCCGCGCCATGCCATGAGCGTCCGGACGAGTTCCTTGCGGAGCGGCCCGTTCTCGTCGCGGTACTCGTCGTGCTCGACGGTCGCCACGCGAAACTTGTAGTCCGCAGGCAGACGCAGGAGCACCTCGATCGTCAGCTCCGGCGGCTCGAGGTCGAGCGAGAGGTAGTCGATCCAGCCAGTGAGCGGCTTCATTTTGCTCCACGACCACGGATGCGCGGCGCGCTGTTCGTGCTCGAGAATGCGCTCGACGCTCAGGAAATGGTCGGCCCAGTCGCGCGTCGTCGGGACGAGCGCGTCCTTGAGGACAAGCGCGGTCGGACGATGCGCGCGGAGCGCATCGTAGTGCGCGAGGTCGCAGAGCAGACCGCGCCATCCGAAATCGCGCTCGAGGACGACCGTGTTGCTGATCTGCTCCGGATCACCTGCGCCGATGTCGACGAAGGTTCCGTCGCGCTTGCCTTGCAGCAATTCCGCGACGAAGCGATCCTGCCGAAGCTGCGATCGCCAAGCGATATCGCTCAGTCCCATGCTCTCTTCTCCTCTGCTACGCGTAGGGTATCCCTAGCGCGATCGCCTCTCTCATCGGCATGACCGTCTCGCCAGGCGCAGCGCACGGCACGAAGGACAGCACTTCCACGATCTGCCCGTCTCGGATCAGAGCATACATCATCGGACAGGGTAGATCGGTCAGAGCAGCGGGCCAAATCGCGGCGAACCATTGGCATCGTAGATCGCGCCTGGCTCGCACCATTCGCCTTCGGTCAGCTCGACGCCTTCCATGCCGAGCGGATGATCCCACGGCGCAACGCCGTCCCAAACTGCGATCTGCGCGACGACTCCGTCGAGGATGAGTGCGACTCGGATCATGAGGAGCAGATGGTGTGAATGATGGCGTATCCCGTGCCGCCGGTTCCTGCCGCGCCGCCGGCCGTCGATCCTCGGCCTCCGCCGCCGCCGCCGGATCCTCGAATGCCGTTGCCGCCAGCGCCGCCGGCTCCTGCGTTGTTGCCAGCGCCGCCGCCTCCGCCGTGCCCGTACCCGGTTGCGGATACCGTGCCTGCGACGCCTGCACGGCTGACGGAGGTTCCTCCGGCCGCACCGCTGGCCGTCTGAGGAGTCGTCGACGCCCATTCGCCGGAGCCGCCCTTTCCGCCGGCCTGACCGACGCTCGTCGTGCTGGTGCCTCCGCCACCTCCGCCGCCGGAACCGTCGACGAAGCCGTGACGGCCGGGCGCTCCGGCCGCTCCTCCTGCGCCGAATCCGTTGATGAGCGTCGACCCGTCTCGAGTTCTTGTGGTCGCGTTCGCGCCGCGACCGCCAGTCGCTCGCACCCAGATCGTCGAGGTGCCGAAGGTCGTGTCGCTCCCGAGCGAGGCGTCGAGGCCTCCGGCTCCGCAGGTGACGCTCTCGGTGCTCCCGAGGTCGGCCGCGCGGAACTCGACGATCTGCGTGAGGCCGGCGCATCCGCCGATGCCGCCTGCTGCCGTCGTGCCGGCCTGACCTCCTCCGCCGCCGCCGATGACGAGTACGCGAACCCAGAGCGCGCCGCTCGGCTTTGTCCAGGTGCCGGACGCCGTGAACTCCTGCACATTGACCGAGACCGAGCCGCCGCCTCCGCTTGCAACGATCTGGCCGTTCGAGATCGACAGGCCGGAGCCGAGCCGCAGTCCTGCCTCGGGTGGAAAGTGCTTCAGCATCCGCGTGCCTTCCTGACTCCCATGTGTTCCATGTACGAGAGCAGAGACTCAGAGGTCACGCGCCGATGCCTTGAGCCGGGGAGCCGACATCCGATCAGGCGACCGGAGTCGATGAGATTGCACGCGTGACGCACCGAGCATCCGAGCGCCTGCGCGACCGCGCCGGTCGTCAGCCAGACGCTCCCGTTGCTCTTCGGCGCGCGAAGCAGAGTCCGGGCCTTCATTCGTGCGGCCCCTCGACGAAGCTCGGCGGCACCATGTACCAGCCTTCTGGGATCTGCACGGCTCCCGACGAGAGTCGCCACTCGCCGTCGACGAGCGCGTACACGCGACCCGTGAACTCAGGGCCGGCGCGTACTGGGCTTGCCTCCGTCACGAGCACCGTTCTTGCGCAGCCACTCGCGGATCCAAGCGCCGCCGCGGCGCAGGCGATCGCGATCGGGAGCCGCGTCGACGGCCGTCGAGCCGCGCTCGATCCGGCGCTCGAGGTACTGGAGTAGCGCGAGCGCGACGGCCGCGACGATGCGGTCGAGCATCTCACTTCGCTCCAACCTCTTCGCTGCTCTTGTCGTTGTCGCGGGCGGCGATCAGGCCCACGCCGGCGATGATCGCCGCGACGAGCGCGCCCCAGTCGGGCACGGTGACGGGATCGGCGTCGAAGGTCGCAGAGAGAGCAGAGCCGAGCGCAACAAGAATCGCGCCAACGCCTGCCGCCGAAGTCTTCCAGCTCTTCTTCATGGTGTTCTCCTTTACTCGTCGTCTTCCTCGGTCTCGTCCTCGTCCTCGTCCTCATCATCGGGATCTTCGATCTCGTCGATTCGCGCGCGGACATACCGCATCAGGCCGTGCACGGCCAGCATATTGCCGATCGCGGTCGAGTTGATCTCGGTGTTCCGCCGGCGCTGCTTC